TCAGATACAGTTCGTATCTTGAACGCAGGCCGTCCAACATTCAATGTTCTTTCATCTGCAGCACTACCTGCTGACGGAATGAATGTGGAATACCCACTAATCAATACCAACACACTTGCTGTTGGAGTTCAGGATGCAGAAGGAGATACACTTGACTACGGCAAGTTGACTCTTACTTCAGCAACTGCACCAATCAAGACATACGGTGGATACACAGATATGTCACGCCAGGTTGTAGAGCGTTCATCTATTGCATATGTTGACACAGCATTCCGTGCAATGGTTGCTAAGTACGCTGCAGCAACAAACGCCGCTGCTCGTGCAGCAGTTGTAACAGCATCAGCAAACTTCAACACAGCAACAGTTGCATCATGGGATGCAGATGAAGTTATTGGAGCACTTGCAAAGGCTGCTGCAGATGTTAACAACAACGCAGGTCGTGCACTAGAAGTTATCCTTGTTTCAAGCGATGTCTTCCAGGCACTTGCAAAGGTCGTTGACTCAGCAGGTCGTCCAATCCTTTCAAACGCAGGATTGACACAGAACACATTCGGTTCAATCAACCCAGTTGGTTTGACTGGAGTAATTCTTGGTCTACCAATCGTAATGGACCCATCACTAGCAAATGGTTCATTCTATGTTGGTAACTCAGCAGCACTAACAACATACGAGTCAGCAGGTGCACCTTTCCGTCTAAACGACGAAGAGATTACAAACCTCACAAACTCATTCTCAGTGTACGGTTACTTGGGCATCGCTGCTCCAGAACCAAAGGCAATGACTATCGTTGCTAACCCACTAGACTAATTAGATAACAGGAGAAGATTATGGACTGGACTGACCTTAAGGCATATGTAGGTGCTTCATCTAGCGATGATGCTTATGTAGAAGAATGCTGGGATACATCAAAGGATTTGGTTGCAAGTTATATTGCATCTACCAAGGTTCCTGTTGGTGTGCTAAAGCGTTGCTACCTTGAGGTCGGTTCAGAACTATTCAATCGTCGTAACGCACCAATGGGTGTGTCTCAATATGCAACTTATGATGGTGCTCCCATCAATACTGCTAGAGACCCACTCGTTGGTGTCTATCCTCTACTTAATAGATACATGGTGAGATTCGGATGAATTTAGCAGGGGTAAGAGAAGAACTAGAGAGTGCCATCATCCTTGGTGGTATCTCAAAGGTTTATAAGTATGTTCCAGAAAGACCAAATCCACTCTGTGCGATTATGGAACCTGATACTGACTTCATTACTGTATATGAAAACCAATACGATGCAGATTATGCATCTAACTGGAAAGTACTTGTATTAGTACCTTATGCAACTAACGAAACAGAAACAGAAAATCTTGACGATACACTTGATACTCTTGTTCCAGCAATTTGGGAGTACACCACAGCAACAACATTAACCGTAGATAAGCCATTTATCCAAGAGGTAAATGGTTCTAGGTTTTTAGCAACAAATATAAACATTTCAATAGACATAACAGGAGGAAATTGATATGGCAAGAATTAAAGGCAAATCAATCGTCTTTGAAGTTGACGGAACAGAGTACGCAGGTCAGACAAGTAATGTTGTCTTCTCATCTGCAGTTGGTACTCTAGGTTTTGGTAACTACGAAGATTCATTAGATTTCACATGCGCTGTAACTGGATTCCAGGACACAGCAGCAGCATCACTACACTCTGAACTATGGGCAAATCCAGGAGCAACAGTAACACTTACTTTTGCACCACACGGAAATGCAACACCATCAGCAGAGCAGCCACACTTCACAGCAACAGGATATGCAGAAACAGTTCCTGACCTAGGTGGAGCAGCAGGCGAATTTTTCGTGTACGACATTACCTTCATCCTTGACGGTAAGCCAACACGAGTAACTTCGTAATCAGGAGGTCGCTATGGCAGAAGTAGTTGTAACAGGCGTTAAAGAAACAATAAATGCTTTAAATCTTTTTGTAAAAGATATAGAAGCAAATCAATCTCTGAATAGAGAAATTGGTTCTAAAGTCTCACAAAACGCTTCTGCCCTAGCACCAAAAAGAACAGGTGCATTATCAAAGTCTGTTGGATTTGAGGCTTCTGCAGAGAAAGCAACAATCTATGCAGGCAGTGCAGCAGTTCCTTATGCTGGAGTAACAGAGTATGGCTGGCCACAAAGAAATAGGCAAGCAAGACCGTATTTGAATCCAGCAGTAAAGAACAACATGGGATTCATCATAAACAAATATGATGAAGAAATACAAAAGGCAATAAAAAAGTACAACTTACAATAGGAGGCAGTAAAATGGAACAACAAGACTTAATGTCAACGCTCAAGTGGAAAGAACTTGCAGAAGTTGAGGCATATTTAGAAACACCAATGGATGAATGGAATGTCATTGCGTCCAAGGCAAAACTAGCATTCGCAATGCAATACATGGTTGCAAAGCGAAACAACCCATCCCTTACAATAGGTGAAGCAGAAGAAATGACGATTACACAATTGTCTGAACTATCAGGGATGGACATGTCTGACCCAAAAGAAGTGACTTCAGCCTAAAAACAATGGCTAAATTCTGTATTCAAACAGGATTTACGCCCTCTCAGTTTTGGGAGTTAACATACGAAGAGTATGTGGTTATGGTTGAAGAACTTAACAGGAGGAAGTAATGGCGCAACAGATAAAGATTGACATCGTTGCAGATGTGCAAAAACTGCAACAAGGTGTTGATCAGGCTAATAAACAACTGGGTGGGCTTGACGCTTCTGTAAATAAGGTTCAGAAATTAACCACAGCGTTTGCTGGTGTTGGTGTTGCAGCAAAAGGATTCAGCATTGCTGGAGGCTTTATAAATGCTGCCACTGACGCTGCTTCCAATATGGAAGAAACATTATCTAAGACAAGTGTATTATTTGGTCAAAATGCAACAGAAATTGTTAAGTTTGCAGAAGGTGCTGCCCAAGGTCTTGGTCAATCAAAACAGCAGGCATTAGATGCTGCAACAACATTTGCTACATTTGGTAAGGCTGCTGGACTTGCTGGTTCTGACCTTACAGGCTTCTCAACTGGTTTTGTTAGTCTTGCTTCTGACTTAGCGTCATTTAATAACACAACTCCTGAACAAGCAATCAATGCAATTGGTTCAGCCCTTCGTGGTGAGTCAGAGCCACTCAGGGCATACGGTGTTTTGCTTGATGATGCAACACTAAAGAATGCAGCATTAGAATTAGGATTAATTAGCACAACCAAAAATGCACTTACACCACAACAAAAGGTTTTGGCTGCACAAAAGGTTATTTACGAACAGACTGGTGCAGCACAAGGTGACTTTGCAAGAACATCAGATGGTTTGGCCAACTCACAAAGAATTCTTGAAGCAGAACAGGCAAATCTAAATACAAATCTTGGTAAGACATTCTTGCCAGTAATGAAACTTGTAAACGATGCTATGCAAGTAGCAGTTGGAGTTTTCACATCTTTGCCTGGACCAGTTCAGCAAATTATTGTGGTAACTGGACTTGCAATTGCAATTTTAGGACCATTCCTTATTCTTCTTAACTCAATTAAGACTGCGATGGTAGCACTTGAACTAGCAACCTTAGCCAAATCAGCAGCAGTTAAAATAGCAACGGCAGCCCAATGGTTATTCAACGCTGCAATGTCTGCAAACCCTATTGGACTTGTTATTGTTGCTATCGCTGCTATTATTGCAATCATTGTTCTTCTTGTTAAGAATTGGGATACAGTTACAAAGGTTGTTAAAGAAGTTTGGGAAGCAATCAAGAACTTTGCATCAGATGCATGGGAAGCACTTAAAGGATTTGGAAGCAAGGTAGCAGGATTTATCACTACCATCAAAAATGCGTTTAGTGCGATACCTGGAGCAATGTTTGAAATTGGTAAAGATATTGTTGAAGGTTTGTGGAACGGTATTTCAAACATGGCAGGCTGGATAAAAGATAAAGTCACAGGTTTGTTTAGTGGCGTTGTAGGTTTTGCCAAGAAAGCACTTGGAATCAGGTCTCCATCAAGAGTATTTGCTGGTATAGGTAAAAATATTGCCACAGGTTTGTGGACAGGTTTAAAGCGTGAAGAAACATATCTCAAGAATAACTTTGAAAGTTTCTTTGGAGATATAATTCCTGAACTAAGTTTAGATGCAATAAACCTTCCAGATTTTAGTCAGTTTGCAACACAAGACGACCTTGCAAATGCTGTTGTTAGTTCATCAACAAATTATCCATCACTTGCTGGTGCTGGTCTTGATTGGGATTCAGTTAACGAACAATTTATGATTGATGATACTGTCGTTACAACAGCAAAACTAAGCGACTTAATGAGCAGCAACTATTCTATTCCATCACTTAATTCAACATCAGCAAATGGTGCAACATATACAATTACAATCAATGCAGGACTTGGAACTGATCCGTATGCACTTGGAAGAGAAGTTTCTGCAGCACTTAAAAAATATGGAACTGTGAGTGCTAACGCATGAGAACTACAGACATAATTAAATTTTATATATTAGAAGATAGCACTTGGGTAGAACACACTGACGGACTTCTTACAGTCAATATCAATAGAGGACTTAAAGAATATACAAGTCCAACTGACATGCCTGATGCTGGAATCATGGTATTAACAAGTAGAAGTTATTCATTAGACCCATATGAAAATTCAAGTGTTCGCACAGGTAGAAAAGTTAAAGTTGAAGCAAACGGCACACCCATTTTTACAGGTAGATTAATTGATGTAAATGTTTCTTATCAACCAAAAGGCAATCCACCAGAAATAAACTTAGTAGCCATAGATATGATTGGCACAATGCAAGCACACACATTGTCTGACTTTTTTAGAGGCAGACTTGGTTCTGCAATGTATGTTGATGGTTTTTATCAAGAAATAGGATATGCATCAGTTCCTGGGCCAAACTCTGAAGTAATTGGTTTAGAAATTGCAAGTGAGATGAGTGGAATAGGCCCAGTCTATGAATATTCAACATTTGGTCCATTAAGTTGGCCTGCATCAGGTTCAAGTCTTTGGGATTTCTTTAGGGTTTATCCACAATCAACTCTTGCATTTCCTTGGGCAAATGTTAATGACCAACTTGAAACAATTGATGATTGGTCAGTATTAGGTGCTTCTCATCCAAGAGAAAATCCTCCAGTTGCAACATTTGATTCAAGAGGCGGAGAATTAGGATACTACAATGTTGTATTAGGTGATGGATTTGATAATCTTTGCAACAAAATGAAAATCACAGGTGTTGTCTCTCCATTAAGTCCAAGTGCTCCAGGTGCATCAATTGGTAAACAAGTTAAAGGAACTGTTTCAAACACTGTCTCTAATGAAGAATGGGGACCAGGATTTAAAGACTTTACAGTAAACATAGCATCAAATACTGCTGCCATCATTGACCCAGGTTTAGCAAACTTTGCAAACAGAGTTTTCATGGAAACAGTTCATCCATCAAGAGATATTCGTTCAATATCTTGGAATGGAAGATTTGACCCAGACTTAGCAAAGACTATTGAAATTTACGATAATGTTCAGGTTTATCATGAAATTGATACATTTACAATTGACAAGAAATATCAAATAGTTGGTATTACACACAATATTGACGCAGATAACTGGAACATTACTTATTCACTTAAGAATGCATTCTTAGACCAAGAAAGTATTGGCTTCCCAACAATAGTCTATACACCAGAAACAATTGATACAAGAACAGATATCACATTCTCAATTGATTGTGAGCGTCCTGAAAATATTGCTCAAATCGTTTGGAATGACGGAGATGGGCAAATAATAACTGGTCCAACAATAACTAATGAGTATAGAACTCAAGCAACTTACACAATAACAGCAAGCATTACTGATGTTTACGGCATTATAAGAGAAGTAGAGTTAGACTTGTTTGTTCCTGGAGCACTACCAACAAGTGATTTTAGTTGGAGAGCAAACTCATCTAACAGTGGACTTATTGAATTCCTTTACCTTGGAGAAACAATTCCAAGCAACACAGTTCCAGGTAATGAATTTGTTTGGAACTTTGGTAGTGGAGTACCGTCTAACAATTCTAACTTAAAGCCTTATACTGGCCACATTTATACAAGTGGTGGAAGCAAAACTGTTTCATTAACAGTTACAAACCAGTACGGAACATCAACCACTACAAAGACAATTTCAGTAACTCCTGGAACTGTAACAAATCAAGTTGGAACAAGACCAGTAAGATTTATAAGACTCAGAGTAAATCCTGGTGGTTCAGCCAATGCTTCAGCAGCATGGTTCCCATTGATGTCAAATCTACAAGCATTAACTTCAAGTGGAACAAATCGTCTTGTTGCTGCAAGTGACCCAGTTATTTCAAGAATTTTTAATGGAAGCCAATACTTAGTAGTTAACAATGGACAAATTATTGCTACCCCTGCACTTGGCAATCCATATCTAACATCAGTTGGATATACAACTCCTTACGGTGTAAGACCAGTAAGTACTGCAGGTGTTGTTAATAGATTACTTTACTTTGTATTAGACTTAGGTGATGTTTACTACGACATTGACCTTTTGAAGATAAGTCTTGAACAGTTTGCTGCAGATAATGATTATCCAAATCTTGACATTGATTTCCAAGAAGATGTTGTAAATTATGTTCCTGGTGTGTTAGAGGTTGAAACAGGATGGACTTTTGCTGGAAGAACAAATGCAACAGTCTTGGGACTTAACAAAGAATTTAGTAATGCATCAAACTTGCCAGTTAACTGGTAAATAAATTTCTGGACTGCCTCCAGGAAATGCAGAACCCTCTCCACGATGTCTGATAACTAACGGAGAGGGTTTCTGTTATTTAATTATTCTGTTGGAAACTCTGCTTCTGGTTCAACAATTACCTCAACCTGGGTTTCAGGTTCAGCAATAACTTCTGCTTTCTTAGCCTTAACTTTAGGACGCTTTGTATCGTAATCCCAATCCTTTACAGGAATAAGTTTACCTTCGTAATATACATTCTTAGCCATGGTGCTCCTTTGCGAGTATTGAGTAAATGTCGTCAACTCGTTGTTCTAGTCTTGTTACTTGGTCTTTCATGCTGGACCCAGAATTAGGCTTCAACTCAGATAGGAACTTGCTTATCATCCATTTGGTAAAGCCAAAGAAGGCTCCAAGGACGGATACTGCCCCAGCGAAAACGGCAGCAATAATTTCAGGGTTAGTCAACATACATCAATTGTACAATTAAGGTAGATTAACCTTTGGAGGAAATCAATGGAAACCCTGAATTTAATACCACCATCAATTGAGTGGCAAACCTACCGTAACGACACTACAGAACTGACCATGATTCTGGTAGATGAGAACGATGCTGCTTTAGACCTTACAGACTGGGATTTTGCTGGTAAAGTAAGAGAATACCCATCAGATGTAGCAGTAATACAGAATCTTGTTGTTACAAAGAACGAGAATGCAATAACAGTTATACTTGATAACTCAGAACTTCCATTGACTAGTTATTTTGATATTGAGGGTGTTAATTCAGTAAACGATAAGGTTTCCACAGTACTTAGAGGAAGAATTCAGGTAGAAGAGGATGTGACACGATGAGTCTTGGCTATGTCAAAGTAACATCTGAATCACCATTACTAAATGGAGAAGTTGAAGTATTATCTCCATCACAAATTAAAGTTTATGCAGCAGGTATAACAATTGCTCAAGGCCCTGTCGGACCACAAGGCCCTGCTGGACCTGCTGGACCACAAGGAAATACTGGTGCTACTGGAGCAACTGGTCCTAAAGGCGATACTGGAAATCAAGGTATTCAAGGAATTCAAGGAATTCAAGGTATTCAAGGAATACAA